TCGTTGGATGTTCTTATACAGACCCAAACTCAAAACAAAAGGTTTTCGCTCAATATTTTCCAGCAAACACAGTAGCATCTGATGCTGTTGGATATGTTGTCGATGACCCTGATGTAGTATTTCAAGTACAAGCTGATGCGTCAGTAGCCCAAGCTGGTCTTGGTGCAAACGCTCCATTAGCTGCAGTACAATCTACATCAACTGGTTCAACTGTGACAGGTAACTCTACTTCAGCACTAGATGCGACAGTAGCGACTACTACACAGGGATTCAGAATTGTTGATTTTGTTGACTCACCAAACTCACAAGTAGGCGATGCGTTTACTGATGTGTTAGTGAAGTTCAATATTGCTCAACATTCTTACACTAACGCAACAGGTATATAAAGGAGAATAAAACATGGCAATTTCAAGAGCTCAGTTATTAAAAGAGTTGCTCCCAGGCCTTAATGCTTTATTCGGAATGGAATACAGTCGTTATGGAGAAGAGCACGCAGAAATCTACGAATCTGAAACATCAGAACGTAGTTTCGAAGAAGAAACAAAACTATCTGGTTTTGGACAAGCACCTGTTAAAGACGAAGGTTCAGCCATCGCCTATGACAATGCTCAAGAAGCGTTCACAGCTAGATACAATCACGAAACCATAGCTTTAGGTTTCTCACTAACAGAAGAAGCTGTAGAGGATAACCTTTACGATACTTTATCTGCGAGATACACAAAAGCTTTAGCACGTTCAATGGCTAATACTAAACAAGTAAAAGCTGCGAACATTCTAAACAATGGTTTCTCTGATGCGAACGGTGGTGATGGTAAAACATTATTTGCTACAGACCATCCATTAGTATCAGGTGGTACAAACAACAACACTCAAACAACAGCTGCTGACTTAAACGAGTCATCATTAGAAAATGCGGTTATTCAAATAGCTGCTTGGACTGATGAAAGAGGTTTATTGATTGCTGCAAAGCCACGTAAACTAATCATCCCACCAGCGTTGCAATTTGTTGCTACACGTCTATTAGATACTGACCAAAGAGTTGGTACAGCTGATAACGATATCAACGCATTGAAAAACAACGGTGCAATTCCTGAAGGATATGTTATCAATCATTACTTAACTGATACTGATGGATACTTCCTAACAACAGATGTACCAAATGGTATGAAATACTTTGTAAGAACACCATTAACTACATCTATGGACGGTGACTTCGACACAGGTAATGTAAGATACAAAGCCCGTGAAAGATACTCATTCGGTTTTTCCGACCCATTAGGAATGTGGGGCTCACAAGGTGCTTAATAGGCACACTTGAGAGTGTTCAGTTTTTCATAGTTCTGGACACTTACTTTGGAAACCCAGCCAATCTCTCGCTGGGTTTTCTTTTTTCTTTTATTTATTTTTAAATATAGTATACTTTGTACATCGGGAACAACATAACTTATCTAACTGCCCCGAACAGACGCATACACGATAGATAAGTTCTAACTTTGTATGGAGATATATAATGGCAACATCAACTTTTTCGGGTCCAATAGTATCCAAAAATGGATTTATTAACACAGGACCAGGTAATGTCGTAGACGCTGACGCAAGCATAGCTTTAACAGTCGCTTCTCACTCAGGTAAAATCATTCACAATGACGCTGCTGGAGCAGTAACTTACACATTACCAGCATTAAATGCAACAGCAGACGGAGCAAGTTCAGGACCAGGTTCTGACCTTGATAGTCTAAATAACATTGGTGCTACATTCACAATCGTAGATTCAATAACAAAAACTGGAGACTTAGTAGTTCAAGTTGCAAATGCAAATGATATTATGAATGGTTCAGCTATAATTGTTGATTCAGATACAGATGACAATACAGAAGGTTTTGTAACAACAGCTACATCAGATACTATTACTTTAAACGGAAGCACAACAGGTGGTGTACTACACGCTACAATCACATGTACAGCTATCAGTTCAACTAAATGGAGTGTTTCAGTTACCACAGCTGGTACTGGAAACATAGCTACACCTTTTAGTGCAGCAGTTAGTTAATAGGAGAACAATATGAGCAGTAATGGAGATATATGGGCAGTAACCCCTTCCACAAGTGCTACATACTATAGAGCAGCAGCATCCATAGCGGGTGCTGGGGCTCTGACCTTACTTACCGATGACGCAGGCCCTAACGGGGTTGGTTATAAAGTTAGATTTACTTCAGCAGGAAATGACAGCGGTATTACTTTTACTATCGTTGGTATTACTGTGGCTGATGCACTAACAGGAAACTCAACTACAGAAGTTGTTACAGGTGCAAACGCTAATACAGCTGACTCTAGTAATTTTTTTGCTAAAGTTACAAGTATTACAGCTTCAGGTGCTTCGGCAGGTAATGTAAGTATAGGAACAACTGGGTCAATAGCTTTACCTAGAACTCGATTAAAAGGGTTTTATTACTTAGCTAGTGGTTCAGCGGGTAGTGTGAAAATGAACTTAAATAGCAGTTCAGGTACAGAGTTGTTAAACATAGCTACACCAGCTAGTGCCACTGGCACACAGGACATGTTCTTACCTGGTATGGGTATATTGACAACATCAAACGGTAGTAGTATTTCAGATTTTGCTGTAATTACTATTACTAATGTTACCAACACAGTCTTATTTTGTGGATAGATAGTTATGGCAACTACCAGAAAAAAGGGTATGGGCATTAAAACTTCAGTTAAGTCTGGTAATTTTAGAAAGACTAAATCTGGAGCAGGGATGACCACGAAAGGTGTCAAAGCCTATCGTAAAGCCAACCCTGGTAGTAAATTGAAAACAGCAGTAACTGGAAAGGTTAAAAAAGGTTCTAAAGCTGCTAAGAGACGTAAATCATTTTGTGCACGTAGTGCAGGACAGATGAAGAAGTTTCCTAAAGCAGCTAAGAATCCTAACTCAAGGTTACGTCAGGCTCGTAAGAGATGGAAATGTTAACATGGAAGATAAGGTGCAAGAGACAGTAGCGGTTCATCAAGTTGAAATAGACCATATGAAGAAAGATATAGACCATATCATTTTGAAGGTAGATAAGATGGACACTCAGATAGACCGTATAGAAAAGGCTTTATCTGAACTAAGTGGTGGCCGTAAGGTTGCTTTGTGGATGTTTAGTGGCCTCGGCGTAATCGCTGGAATTGTAGCCACTTGGTTATTTAAATAAATTACGGAGATTGAGATGGTTGATAAAGTTAAAAAGAAAAAAGTTGTTAAAAAGGCAGTCACTAAAAAAGTTGTAAAAAAGAAAGTTCGTATGCAAGACAGAAAAAGTGGTGCCGCAGGATTAAATAAAGCAAGAAAAAAAGTTGCTACTAAAAAGAACGCTACTAAAAAAGTTGCTACTAAAAAAGCTGTTAAAAACAACACTAGTAAAAGTAACACTAGTAGTCCGTTTATGGAAACTACTAAAAAAGGAAACTTTAAAGACCGAGCAAAAGAAGGATTTGGAACTAAAAAGAAAGCTCCTGGTACATTAAAGAAAATAGCTAAAGTAGCTGGTAAAACTTTAAGGTCTCCAGTTGGTAAGTTTGGTATTCCAGGTGCTCTTGCAACAGCGGCTTATTTTGGGTACAAAGAGTTTGCTGGCAAAAAGAAAAAACCTGTAGCTAAAAAACCAACACCTAAAAAGAAAGCACCACCTATTAAGAAACGTAAGCTATCTCCAGGTGAATCTAAGATAAGAAAATCTGATATTATGGGTGGTAGTAAAGGTAGATTATCAGGACCTAAAGGACCATTAGGTGGTAAGCTTGATAAAAGAAAGAAAAGCACTGTGGTCAAAAACAGAAACAAACGATTTAACCCAAGAAAAGCTAATCGTGCAGGTCAGAAATTTGGGCAACGTTAATTTAATAATTTTATAGGAGAAGGAAAATGGCAGTAGTAGGAAATAGACGAATCAGAGATAAAGCTGGTTCAAAAAATTATAAAGGGACAGCTAGAGGTGATGATTTTCAAATATCAAAAGCTCAAAAACAATTAGATGCAATAAATGCTAAGATTAATAAAAGAGGTGATAAAGGTAAATATATGCCTTTTGAAAACCAAAAAAGCAAACTTGAATCTAAAATTAGAGACCTTAGAGGTGTTGCTAAAATGGATTTGAAAAAAAATCCTCTTAAAATTAACAATAGAGGTATGACACCTTCTAGAACGTTAGCTAAAGGCGAAGAAAAAATAAGAAGTTCTCAGATGAACAGAGGTATGCCACCAGCATCAGCTAATCCAGAAGTTAAGAAAAAGAAAGCAAGAAGAAATGCTGCAGGAACTATGGGTCAAATGGCTTATGGTGGTAAAGTTAAGAAAATGATGGGTGGCGGTATGGCTAAGAAATATAAGCATGGTGGTAAAGTTAAAAAATGTAAAATTGATGGTATAGCAAGAAAAGGTAAAACTAGAGCAGCAAGGAAAAAGTAATTATGATGAAATGCAGAGGTATGGGTAAGATTAAACCAATCGCTTTTAAGAAAGGCGGTAGTACCAAAGATGCGTGTTATCATAAGGTGAAAGCTCAATATAAAGTTTTTCCAAGTGCTTATGCTTCTGGTGCTATTGCCAAGTGTAGAAAGAAAAGAGGCGGTAAAAAATAGTGGCTGTCCGTAAGACTAAAAAAGGTCTTGCTTTAAAAAGATGGTTTAAGGAAGACTGGAAAGATGTTAAGACAGGTAAAGCCTGTGGTCGTAAGAAAGGTGATAAACGTGGTACACCTTACTGCAGACCTAGTAAACGAGTGTCAAGCAAGACTCCTAAGACATCAGGAGAAATGACGGCAGCTCAAAAGAAAAAACGTATTGCTCAAAAGAAAAGACTTGGGCAACCAGCTGGTAAGCCACGTAGAGTATCAGCACTTAGAAGGACAAAGAGGAAGAAAACATAATGGCGACATCAGGAACAACAACGTTTAACTTAGATTTAAACAACCTTGTAGAAGAAGCATTTGAAAGATGTGGTGCTGAGATGCGTACAGGGTATGACTTACGTACTGCTCGCAGAAGCCTAAACTTACTTACTGCAGAGTGGGCTAACCGAGGTGTTAATCTTTGGACTATCGAAGAGGGTAGCTTATCTCTTACTGAAGGAACTATTACCTATAACTTACCTACTGATACGATTGACTTGATTGAGCAAGTTATTAGGACAGGTACAGGTACTAACCAACAAGATATTAACATCAATAGAATATCAGCTCCTACTTACGGAACAATACCTAATAAGAATGCAACAGGTAGACCCGTTCAGGTATGGATAAACAGACAAGCAACACAACCGAATATAAATGTATGGCCAGCTCCAGAAGATAACAGCTATACATTTGTCTATTGGGCACTCAAAAGAATTGAAGATGCAGGCACAGGTGTTACCACACAAGATATACCATTTAGGTTTTTACCTTGTTTAGTTGCAGGACTTGCATTTTATTTAAGTTTAAAAATACCTCAAGCAGGTGATAGAACACAGTTTTTGAAACAAGAGTACGAAGAGCAGTGGACATTAGCTTCAACTGAAGATAGAGATAAAGCTACTCTAAGACTCGCACCTCGTAGACAGCACATATAGGAGAGAAGATATGCCACAAGATATAAAAGGTAAAAAATATATATCAGCAGAAAAGTTAGTTAATAGGAGAAAGCCATCAGTTAGAAGACCTATAAAGAAAAGAGTAACAACTAAACCTGAAAAGAAGTTTCCTGATTTTGATGGTAATAACAAAATAACTCAAAGAGATATTTTAATAGGTAAAGGAGTTGTTAAAGCAAAAAAAGGTGGTTCAGTTAAAAAGAAAGCTGTTAAAAAAGCTTTTAAACCTCATATGATGTATGACAAAAAGACAGGTAAGGGTGTAAAAGCTCCTACCATGGCTAAACATTTAGCCTTAAAGAAAAAAGGTTATGGTCATACTAAACCTAGGAAAAAGTAAATGAGTAGTAAATACGCTTCAGCAAAACATACGATTGCCGAGTGCGACAGATGTGGCTTTCAATATAAGTTAAAGGAACTAAAAGACTTATTTATAAGAACCACAGAAACCAATATAAAAGTTTGTAAGGAGTGTTGGGAACCAGACCATCCACAGAACATGCAAGGTATGTATCCTGTAGATGACCCTCAAGCAGTAAAAGACCCAAGACCTGATAAAAACTTAGAAGAGCAAAGAGATTATCAATATGGGTTTAACCCTGTAGGACTCAATAATCCTTTACAATTAGAGGGATTAGTAGATAATTTAGAAAGTAACGGACAAATAGGGTTGGTTACTATTACAACAACTTAGGAGTAAATGATGAACAAAGACAGAAAAGGAGCTAAGGTAACTTACAAGCAACCTGAAAATGTTGCTACACCTAATACAGGTGGTTATCCTGAGAAGGATGTAAAGACTGAAGGTGTGGTTACTCGTGGTAACGGAGCAGCTACAAAAGGAACTAAAGCTAGAGGACCAATGGCATAATGACTTATACTGAGTTAGTAGCAGCAATCAAATCGTACACAGAGAATGACTATAGTACGACTGATGTTAATACTTTTATTCAAAATGCAGAGCAACGCATACACAATACCGTACAGTTACCTGACTTACGTAAGAATGTAACGGGTACAATGTCATTAGGTAATAAATATTTTTCTTTACCTAGTGATTGGTTATCTACGTTTAGTATTGCTGTTATAAATACTGACAACGAATACACTTATCTTTTGAATAAAGATGTTAACTTTGTGAGAGAGTCGTTCCCT